AAAGAACATTTGTTCCATCTACGGAAAATGAAGTGAAGACGGTATCTTCTTGAACAACCAATGCGTTATGGTTTCTCAATGTTTGTGTGCCTGTTCCGTAGCGAATAAATGCTGCACCTCCGGCAATGATGTCTGTTGAACTGCTCATATTGTATAGATTTTTTCTGTTAAACTTGGAGTATATTCATTCTCGGTGAATGACTTTTGAACTTTAAGCAAACCTGTCTCACACAAGATCCCTCCGCTTGTAGATACACTATATTCGTGTTCTCCTTCTAATAAAGTTGCGGTAGTACCTTCAATGAATTGAAATTGATTGTATCTCTCCGTATGAGTTGATACATCGGTCAATGTTCTTGTGACAACGGTTTCAGTTTGGCGATGGGTAAAGGTAAACACATAGGATGACGCACTTGCCTTTTCAGTCAATGTGAGATACCAATACTTTGTTTGTCCTTTATTAATTACCAACATCAAAACAAAATAGCGAAGGGATTTTAATGTAACAAAAAAGGGAGAGCAAATGCCCTCCCCTTTTCTCCTATGAAACAAGAATCAATTAGATACCCAAAGCGGTAACAACTGAACTTTGCAACTTGTAAGGTGCTTCTGCTTCAATCGCAGAAAGTGTAACTTCATAACCGTTGGAATCTCCCATTGCAGTTCCGGTGTTAGCGACCATTGCAGTCACATCACAACCGTACTCCTTACCAACCAACCAATACTCATCGTTATTATTTTTAACGATGCAATAGCAACGACCTTGAGCAAGAAGCTTCATTTCGTTACGCTTGGTGGTTGACAATCTGCGAAGTTTGAAAGCAACATCAGTTTGAACAAACGATGTTCCGTTTTCAACTGATACGTTGGTTGTGGCAGTCATTGATCCTGTGCCTTTGGGCAACTCGTAATCGTAAACATCTCCACTTGCAACGGTTGTGGCAGTTACTTCACCACTTGCAACGGTAAACTTTGAATCAACCCAACTAATCAGGTGAATTGATTTAATACCCCCAACCGCATCTTTGCAGTCAAGAGTGAATCCTTGAGTGAGTAAACAAGCCATCAGTTATGAAAAATTACAAGGTGAAGTAAACAATCTCTCCGGGGAAAGCAACCTGAACACCGGCTTTGAAAGTGAAGCGAACACGAACTTCATCGTTGTCCTGTGAGTACCACATCTTCACTTCTTCTTGCTCATCAATCAAGTCAGTTCCCATAAAGAAGTTGCTCAAAGAACCAGCAACAATCTTGTTAGTTCCGTTCAAACCACCAACGGCAATCAACTTCATATTTGTGCCGGGGTAAACCATTTCCATAGAAGTTGCAGCATCAGCCACGTAATGGAACAAGTTTGCGTTCTTCAAGTTAACCAACATCAACTTGTAAGCATCAACTCCCAAGAAGCAAACCAAGTCACTCTTTTCAGCAACGGCAGCAGGGATGTTGGCATAAACCTGATCCAAGATGTCATCAATGTTTGCAGCGGTGATTGAAGTGAAGGTGGTTGGTGCAGCGTTAGCCAATACTGGAGAAGCAGCAGCAATGATTTTGTTGAATCCGTCAAAGCGGTTCAAGTTAGGGTTACCACTTGTGGTGTCACCTTGCCACATTGCAACTTCCAAAGTTTGTGCAATAACGGCTGCTTTTTCAGCACCGATTTGCTCTTCGAAAGGAACCATAGTTGGTGAACCGGGCATGATTTGAGTTTGCATCCACTTTGCTTCCAATGTCTTAGGGCAAAGAGTTTCTTCAACTTTTACTGCACCTACGGTGATGTTACGCTGAGTGAAAGCAGTTGTACCACTTGGATTGTAACCACAACCATCGGCTTGAAAGAAAACGGTTGAAGCAAGGATGTTCAAAGCAGATGCAGATTTTACACCAACTTGAACTTGGTTAGAAGATTGCAATAAGGTTGCAGTTTTGCTGCCGAAAAGGGCTTTAACCAACAAGTCAGTTGACTGCTCATTGGTGTAGTTTGCGAGTGTTCCTACTGAAAATGACATAGTTTTATTTGTTTATTGCGTTTTTGTATTTTTTAAGTGCTTCAAAGCGATCGTTCTTTTTGGTAGAAACAGGTGCTTTCAATGGTTCTTCGCTTGGCAAATCAGCAACCTTTTCAATAAGGTCAATGGCTTTGCTCATAGCTTCTTTGTGCTTAACATTTGATGCAGTCAATGACTCAACCTTTGCAGACAATTCAGCGATTGCACTTTCCAATTTGGAAACAACATCGTTGAATGCACTAACGGTTGCGAATTCTTCGGCTTCAATTTCAATTTCGACTTCAGGTTCAACGATTTCAGTAACGAATCCACCTTCAGTTGTTACCAACATACCACCTTCAACCTCGTGTGTTGCGTCAGGTGCTGGGATGTTGCCTTCAGCAGTTTGAACGAAAACGGCAGTACCTACCGCCAATTCGCCCTCCCACTCAATTACACTTCCATCAGTCAAGGTGGCAGTTGCCATCTCAACTTTGGTTTCTTCTTCGGAGAATCCAAGCATTGCTCGGAGTTCTTTCAATGTTTCTTTTGCGTTCATTTGTATAAAATTAGAGTTTGTGTTTTCGTGTTGCAATTTTATTTTCCATTCCACTTGCTCAAAAGGTCTTTGACCGCTTCAAGTAATTGTTCATCTTTGTCTTCAGGAAAGTCAAAAACTCCCTCAACGGAGAACCCTTTGAACTCACCTGTTTTGACTCTTGACCATACCTCATCATTATCAATCAAGTAAGAGACAAACCAACTTCCATCAGCAACCTCTTCAAATCCTTTTGGTGGCATCACTCCTCTTTCCCTGTCTATGATGTAAGATTCAAACAAGCTCACGCCATCCATAATTGGTGTCTTGTGGTGTGCATTGACTGCATCATACTTGTTTGACCTTGCCCATTTCTTGGCAATCTTGAAGATGCTATCCTTGTCAAAAACTACATAGTATTCACCACGAATGTCATCTCTGCGATAGATAGGTAAATCGGCAATCATCGCTGCACCCGTAACAATTCGCTTCTCCTCATCTTGGATGGCGAACTTGTGCATCTGCATTTTATCTTTATACATTGAATAACAGATGGCAACGGCTTGATCACTCTCCTTGCCTTCACCAATTAAAATGGGAACACATCGTTGAATGAATTCTTGTTCGCTTTCGTTTGGGTTAGGTTCTACAAATTCCTGATTGAATGCCAAAAAGTCCTTTTGTATTGCCGGTGATTCAACAAGGGAAACAAAGTCAATGCCTGTTTCCTCATCAAATTCGTTGATGTCTAATTTGTAAACTGGTAGTTTCATCTTATTCAAATAGCATTATCTTACAACAGATACCCTTTTGGTATTTCCAACTCTCATTTGTGAACGTGTGATATCTCCTTCGGTAACAAAT